TGGGGTGAATCTGGCGGTAATGTTCCAAGCGGTGAGTCATTAAGAATACTTGAAATTGAAAATATTGAAAGCCGGGAAAGTGATATACCTATATGGCGTGAGTGGGAGCAGATGAGATATGAAGTTGATAGGACTGTTATTGAAACTCATACTGGTAAAAGTCTACCTGAAGATTTGTCGATTGACTTTGGTGAAGTATCTTTTCCGCTATCGCCACAAGAAGAACGGAACTGGTTAGATTGGAAACTGGATAAGGGGATTATGTCCAAGCGGGAACTTTTTCTTTATTTTAATCCAGATATGAGTTCAGAAGAATTAGATAATAAAATGCAGGAAGTACAGGAAGAAAAGATTGCGGAAGCACCAACCGCTGCATCACCATTATTAGAAGCATTGAGGACTCCAGTTGCCTGACCTTAAAGACAAAGCATCAATGGAATTTGCAAAGGCTATTACAAAGGTTCAGGAAGAACTTGTATCTCAGGTAATGGAATTAAGGAATCAAGGTCTTTCAAGGGCTGAAATTCTTTTGGTATTGGAATCATTGGATATGGAAGTGCTTGTGCTTGACAAACTTGGCTTACAGGCTGACATTGATAACCTGATGCTGACATATCAAAGGGTATTATCCGGGATGGAAATGACAGGCACAGTTACGGAAGAAGTGTTGACTGCTTTGGTGCGAATGGATAGGGCAACCTTTATGAGTGAAGCTGGGGTGATGGGAAACAACATTAAGAAGCAACTTGCAAGGGGCGTACTGGCAGATGCTACTGAAAAACAAATCAGGGATGGAATATTGAAAGGTGCGGGGGGAACATTAAGGGTAGATCAGGCTGCAACGTTAGCTAATACAGCACTTAATTCTTTTGAAAGAAGCGTAACATCTGAAATGACAAGGCTTGATCCTCCAACTGCTAAGTATGTTTATCAGGGCGTAGTTGATGACAAGACAAGGGATATATGTCTTGAAATGATAAGTGCAGGATCAATGACAAAGGATGATGTTGATTCACAATTCCCCGGTGCGTTCATTGATGGTGGTGGATTTAATTGCAGACACAGATGGGCGAAGGATACATCCGTAAGTGATAAACTGACAGATAAGAAGGGTGCTGAAAAAGTTATTAGTACGAAAGCAAAAGAAGGTAAATGGAAGAAGCCCCAAACATACCAGGAACAAGTAAGTGGCTAAGAAATTACAAACCATTCCAGACATAGATACATCATGGTGGAAAGATTTAGGCGATGAAATTTCAGATCGTATCAGGGTTCATACTCAGGATGGTAAGAGTGTTAAGGGTACTGGATTTAAACAATATTCAAAGGAATATAGAATTAGTAAATCAAAGGGTAAGTTTAGAAGGCAATCATCTACCAGCACTAAACCAGATTTAACATTAACCGGGGATATGCTGAGAGGGTTACAAGTAAGGGGTGCTACTCCTAATGGGGTTACAATAGGTTGGTCTGGAACTAATGCGGAAAAGGTTCAATGGAATGCAGATATGGGCAGGGAAATAACAACTAATAAAAAACCATTAGCAGATGGTATATGGCGTTTTGCTGAAAAGCGATTAGATAAAAAAGTTCTAAAGAATTTAAAAGCAGTAGAATCAACCAAGACAATTAGGATTGGCTGATGATTAGTAATGATAATAACAACTCAACCAAGAGGTTAAAATGAGCGAAACACAAACAGTCGATGTCCCAGACGTGAAACAGGACAAGGTAGCTGAACCCGAAAAACAGTCCGTTGATCAAGTTCCATATTCCCGATTTAAAGAACTGATTGATGAAAAGAATACATTAAAAGTGCAGCTTGATTCTTTAAATAAAGAAGCCAAGCAACAGGCTGAAAACAGGAAGCTAAAGGATATGGAGTCTAAGGGCGAATATGAAAAGATTATGTCAGATATGACTTCCAAACTTGAAACTGCTGAAAAGAAAGCCAATGCTTTTGATGAATACCAGGCAACTCGGCGTGAGTCGTTACTATCGAAATTGCCTGAAGAAGATCGGGGAATATACGATGGGCTATCATTGGAAAAACTTGAAGCCCATGTTGATAAGTTTTCTTCTAAACCAAACCCTGCGAATGTTGACAATTCAAAGCCAACAGAAACAGGGGGATATGCTACTTATGCTGAATGGGCTGCACTTGATCCTAAAGGCTATGAGAAAGCCAACAGCCCACAAACATCCGGGAAAATAAAGATCGGCTATGGCAACTGATTTACTAAAAAAAGCCCTTGATCCTGACAATGATCTAACCCATCGGAATGTAGATAATGGTAATGACATTGAATGTGAATATAAAGGTGGTAAGGTTAGTTATGATGACTATCTGGACATCCATGAGGAAAGGGGTGAAAGGTTGCAGAAAGGCAAATCTTTAAAACCTATCAGGCTGTTTGGTGGTATCGGAGAAGGTACATTGAAGAAATCTTATGAAGATTAATTTTAAAATAAACAGAATAGGAGTTTAAGCTATGGCTTTAACTAATGTATCAACAGTAGCTGGTGGTGTAGGCAAAACAGTTGGTGATGCTATAATATCATTTAACCATACTAATGTCATGTTTCCAATTGTTACAGTAAGACAGGCTGCAAAGGGTTCTAATTCGGTGCAGTTTGGCGATTGGACGAAATTAACATCTGGTAATGTAACTGCTGCAACTGAAGCAACAACTACAACTGCGGTTGCTATTACATCAACATCAAGAACTGCAACAATTTCGGAACACGTTATTGCTGCAACTATTGGCGATTTGGCTTCAATGGGTTCAAATGATGACCTCCAGGGAACTGGTGGTGAGGCACTTGGTAATGCAGTTGCTGCTAAACTTGATGATGACCTTGTAGAACTTGGGAAATCATTTTCACAAACTGAAGCGGGGGCTGGGACAGCTTTGGCTTTAAGTCACGTATTTGGTTCAATGCGTCAATTACGTGCAGCTTCAGCCCCATTTCCATATTCGTTGGTTCTTTCACCGAAATCCGTATGGGGTTCTAAGGGAATTATTAGCCTGTTGCACGATGATGCTGTAACTGGCTCAAATGCAAAACCAATGTCCTTAATGGGTAACAAAGGTGATGAAGCGATGGCGGCCGGTTGGGTTGGATCTATTGCAGGATTCAATGTGTACTGGTCTGACCAGATTGATGAGAACGTTGGGTCAGGTGGCGATGCTGCGAATTTTGCGATGTCAAAAGGTGCGATTGGTCTTGGTGTCGGTGCTGAAGGTCTTTTCAGGATTGCATCCGAAAGGGATGAAATGCTAAGAGCCACAAATTTGGTTTGCACCGGATTTTGGGGCGAGGTGGAAATAAAGGATGGATTTGGTATCTACGTATTGACGGACGTTTCATAATCTGAGTATTTAACTCTAATTGTTGGGGGGATATTTATTTATCCCCCTGACTTAACAAGGAGAAAGTAATGGAAAGATATTTTAAAAAACTGAATGGTGATGTCATCCAAGTTACTGCTGACCATGATATTGATTCTCTGAAATCAAGGTTCAAGGAATGTGATGCGAATGGCAAGGAAATAAAGCCAAAGGCAAAAGCTAAAAAGAAAGTGAGTGAATAATGTCAATTAGACAATATGGTGTAGCTGAAACACAGAACCTTGCTTTTGGTCAGGCGGGTTCAATATTTGTAAGTGGAACAACAGCGGTTACTTGCGGTGCTGGTACTGGTGTATTCGTGGCAATAACATTTCTTGAAGATACAGTATTTGCTTCAGGATCAGGTGGGTTAGTTGCTGAAACAGAACAGTTATTCCCTGATGATGCAGGAACAGGAACTTTAATTGATGCTGATGGTGGTGCTGCTATTGATGGGGAAACTTTCCCAAAGGGTGTTACGATTTACGGAAGATGGACAGGATTTACATTAGCTTCCGGGCTTTGCATCGCATACGTAGGCTAATATGCTTGGATTAGGAAATAATTTTTCAAGGGGTGGAGTGCTATCTGCTGGATTAGTCAACACATATTCACTTTCTTTTGATGGTACTGATGACCTTGTGGTAATTCCAAATGACAGCAGTATAATTTCTACTTCTGCTCTTACTGTTTCAGCATGGATTTATGCTGATGATTTGGATAGTAATCTCGCAATATTAGGACGATTGAATGGTCACAAAGCTGGAAATGAGTCTGATATAGGAATCTTAGCAAATGGGTCTGTTGTAGTACAGATTGTAGTTGATAGTACTTTAAGAACTTTAACATCTACTGCGGGGGATGTATCTGCTACTACTTGGCATCATGTGGCGATCCAAGCGGAATCAGGAAATCAAAAAATCTATGTTGATAATACAGTTGTTGCAACAGCAACTACTTCGGGAGCATTGGGTACAGGAGTAGAAGACATTATGATTGGGAAGGGGTATATTAGTGGTTGGTCTTTTTTTGATGGGAATATAGATGAAGTGGCAATTTTTGATGCAGTTGTGTCAATAGGTGATTTGCGTGACGGTTCAAAACCAGCAGATTTAACAGGAATGTCTAATTTACAAGGCTGGTGGCGATTTGAGGAAGGTTCTGGTACTTCAGCAACAGACAGTTCCGACAATTCAAATACAGGGACATTTACGAGCGCACCAGCTTATTCAACGGATGTACCATCATGAGTTACGATAACAGAAAATGGGTAATAGTGAATAATTCTGCTGTAACAGATGAAATGATTTCATCAGCACTTGAAACATCAAGAAGTACACTTAGGCATACTGTTACAGGCACAGATAAAGTAATCTTAAAATGGGATGGTGATACACCTTCGGTTTTCTCAGGCATGACAACTTATAATCATTCAGAAATATTGGCAATTTTAAATGACACCGATGGTGATTGGTATACTGAACAATGATCGAAGTCATAGCAGAGCATGGAATGATAGGTTTGGTTGGTATATTATTTGCAAGCCAAATGGTTTTTCTACATAAAACACTTATGGGTAAGTTACAAGAGATAGAAGGAATAACTATTAAACTTATTGATAGGTGGAATTCGGCAGATGATAAGCAGGACAGAAGGCATGAAAAGATTCTTGAAGAAATGAATGATGTAACAGATCAAATTAACTTTCTAAAGGGTCGTATCAATGGATCAGGGGGTAGGACTTGAATCATAAGGAAGTAAATGAATACCGGGAAGATTTAAGAAGCCGGATCGTAAGGATGGAAACAATTTTAGAAAGATTGGAAAAGCATTTATTAAAACTTAACGACAGGACTGCCAAACTTGAAGATTGGAAACAATGGATGGTTGGAGGTATGGCAGGACTTGGATTACTCATAACCTTAATCAGATTAGGAGTCATATAGATGGAATGGTTAGCAGCAAAAGTTGGGATTTCTGCGGTTCAATGGAGCATTGGGGGAATTGCAGGGTTAGGTGTTGCGTGGGCTTTAAAAAAGATCCCAAACTCAACCCTTAAAGCGAAGTTTGGGTTATTTATGTATCGTTTAGGGATAGCATCAACACTTGGAATGAGTCGCATCAAGATAATACGACCTTTCTGGAATCACATTGAAAAGTGGATCATTGATGCTATTGATAACATAGTTGGTCATGGGATCAAAGAATATATCCGGGGATTAAGAAGCGATAACTGATGCCACGATTCGGTAAAAAATCAATTGCTAACCTGAGGGGCGTAAATATCAAGCTTGTCAATGTATTGAATCAAGCAATAAAACACTTTGATTTTACTGTAATTGAAGGAATGAGAAGCCTTGAAACTCAAACTCAGTAT